TATAACCGTTATAGTGGCGAGCTTGCCGATTTGGTGGATTGAAAAAGCCCGCCTGTTACGGCGGTTTCTCTATTTCTGACGGCGGCGGCGGATAAATTCGTGTACTTCTGCTTTCGGCCATAAGAATTTACGCGGCGAGATGACAAAAGGCTTTGGGAATCCTGCCTGTTTGCAGGTCTGATTAACGAATGTTGCGCGTTTGACGTGTAGCAGGTCGGCGCATTCTTGGGCTGTGAGGTACATTCAAAAATCCTTTTATTACTTGCAATATAAGCAAAAATCTAAAATATCAAGAAAGAAGCTATTGGCGTGTTTGATAGTTGATTTTGCATATTTGAAGGGACTTACTGGGTCATATTTACCACTAGATAATCTCTTCAAAATCAAAAGAATAGGATATGAGGCCAAAAGGAATAAGAAGAAGAAAATCCGCGCCAAAATTAGTAATACCAAAGCTGCAAAAGATGACAATACTGATACAGCTAATGGTATCAAGAATAGTATTAAAAAAATATTATCTACTGTTTTGATTACTGTTTTATTTTTAAAATCAATTTTCATCTTCTTGCCTTTCGTATCTTCATCAGGCGGTATTTCCGCCGCCTGTCGGATTGGTAGTTATTCAACCGCCGGCGCATGGCCTGCCTTTAAAAACTTCGTCAAATCAGGCTTAAAGTAGCCGTCCGCTTTGGCGATTTTGCCGTTTTCGTCAAATACCGGTGCGCCGTCCTTGAACTTGCTCCAGTTCGACTTATTCACTTCGTCCAGTGCGCCTGCCATGTCAAAGCCCATCATGTAGCCTACGCCGATTGCTGTAACTATCTGGTCGCAAAGCGCATCAAGCAGTTCAGTGCTTCGATTTTGGCTTTCTTTCACAAATTCAACGGTTCTGACGGCGGTTTGTTCTTTGGCTTTGAATTTATCAGCGTAATTTGCAATATGGTTTCTTAAGTGAGTACCACGCATTAAAGCTTCTTGCATTTCTGCGATTTCTTCAAAATGACAACCAATCTGTACGGCGATGTCGTCCGTTGTCGGATTTGGCTTGGCCGTCTTAAACCATTCGATGATTTCTTGAATATCCATTTGATAGCCCTAAATAATTTCCGCTTGTACCAAGTCTTTGCGGAATTGGTTGTAATTGATTAGGCTGATTCCTGTGTTTTGCTCAAAAGGAATCAGAATTTTCTGCATGGCCGTCTGAATAGCCCTCTATTCAGGCGGTTAAAGTCTGCCAGCACTTTGTAGCCGTCCTCTCAACGGCTCGGACGTTTTAGGCCGTCTGCCTGTGGTTGGTTAATTTACTTTACCTTTTAGGAACTCTGCGTTATTAATCATGGTTTGAGCACTAACAATAAAACCTTTTGGGTTTTCTTTGATATGCTTGGCAATATCGTTAATAAAAATTGATACTAATACCGCCGATAAGTAAGCAATTTTTTCAGGTACGTTATCTTCATGTGCCGGGTTAATATCAGGTGCTTCCAAATCAACGCCTACATCATCGGCAGAAATTTTGAAAATATATTCAGTCATTTTTTATCTCTTAAAATGGAACGTCGTCCGAAATATCTTCTTGTGCCTGTGCTGGCTGTGGTTTCTGCGCTGGTGTTTGTGCATTACCGCCCAACATCTTCATCTCATTGGCGATGATGTCGTAAGCCGTGCGCTCCACTCCGTTCTTATCGGTGTATTTACGGGATTTAATTTTGCCATCGATGTACACTTGACTGCCTTTTTTCAGGTATTCCCCTGCAATCTCCGCTAATTTGCGGTACATAGTTACGTTATGCCACTCGGAGGCCTCTTGGCGCTGTCCGTTTTTGTCGGTGTATTTCTCGCTTGTAGCCACGGAAAAGTTACAGACAGCTTCTCCGTTCGGCATGAAGCGCGTTTCAGGGTCACGGCCAAGGCGGCCAATTAAAATTACTTTGTTCAGCATTTTGTTTCCTTTTTAAAATTGAAATGTCATTCTGTTGTACGCTTCGCGCGTTGCGATAACGTCTTTCTTGCAATACTCTGCAACTTCTTCGATTCGTCCGGCTTTTACATAATCCCAAACTTGTGAGCCGTCTATGCCGTCTTTAGGGCTTGGGATACCTAATATTTCGCATAACTCTGCCAGCTTGATACGATTCCCACGTCCAGCCCAAATCTGCATAGTGTCTGCGAAATTCTCACTGTATTGCGAGTAATACAAGTTGATAGCAGGCTTGATACGATTCACGATAAATCGGTGAAATAAGAAGCGGATGTCAAACTCAACGTTATGCCCAATAAATCGAATATTCGGGCGCGGAACATCGGCTTTAATTCGGTCAATGAATTGGTTGAACTTGGCTAAAATTTCCGCTTCGTTTTCGCCTGTGATGGCTTCAGGCTCGCCATCATCTACCGCCAAGCCGATAACGCAAACTTCGCCGTAACCGCCATTTAACGCTGTTCTGCGGTACTTATCCTCTGCCACTTCATGGGACTTGGAAGAAGCCATGACGGCCTCCCAACGTCCAATCATTGAAGCCTTAGACGTAAACTTGATTTCGTCTTTATCCGTGATTCCCAAATCAGCAGCGGCTTTTTCTTTCGTCAAGTCGCTCGGTGCTTTGAAATTCAGGGCAGCATCGTGAAGAATCACCTCAAATGCGCCCTGTTTCTGATTCGGAATAGTCTCAATGTCAATAAAAACATTCAACATATCAAACCCTTATTCTTCTTCCTTGAAATCAGCTTTACGGTTTTCGTAAATATCCTTAACTTTGGCTCTGATATTCCCGTCCGTGTGCTTCCAAGCGTCTGCGAAGATTTGTCTTAATTCATCTTCCGTTTTCGCTTCAACTACTGCTTTCTCATACGCGGCAAGGTCAAACGGCGGATTCTTTTCAGCTTCCGGCAAATCTTCGCCTGCGTAGATATACAAGCCAAGCCCGAACATTCCCAAGCATTTAACAAGACAGCGCATCTTGTTTTTGTTGATGTCAAAACTGTTTGGGTTTTGAATAGCCTTGTTGCGATGGTCGATGACTGGAAGCCACATGTAACGGCTAACAGCTTGGTCGTCCTTTTTAACGGTTACCGTTACGCCTACCTCTGCCGTGCCGTCTGAAAAAAACTTTTCAGGGTGCATTTCAAAACTACTTTCGGGGTAGTGTTCCATCAGCGTCTGCCATGACCATGCCCATGAGAGATAGCTCAGCCCGTTCTTTTTCTCTACCTTGTCATTTACGTTCACTGCTGACAGGGTTTTCCATACTTCTTGCGGGAAACTCATTTTCTTTATTCCTTTCGTTTTCTTCTTGTTGCTCAAGTTCTTGCATGACTTGGCAATAAAACATCAGTTCCTGACACATGATTAGCCTTCCAGTAGCTTGTTGAAATACTTTTCAGCCGCCACTTTTGTCTTAAAAGTTTTCTCGTTGATTTTCTTGCGCCCTGCGTTCTTCTTGAGAATCAGTGCGTGAGTGTTTCGGGCGAATGTCTCAAGGTCTTGCCAAACGTTCCAAACGCCGTTTTCGTTCCTCATTCGAGCGCCGCAATGCTTGCTGATATGACTATGGCCTTTGGGCTTGGCTACATAACAGGTTGTCAAAATGTGTTGCATGGCTGAATCTCCGCATCTCCCATGACCTTTACTTCATCAGGCATGGCTTCATATGTTTGTTCAATTTGTGCTTCTTGGCTGATTGTTTCAGGCTCTTCCGGCTTCTCGGCTTTGCCGGGAAAGCTATAAGCGGCTACCGTGATGGCTGTTACAGCTAAAACTGTTCTGATTGCGTATTTCATTTTTTTACCTACTGCAAAAGTTGATTGATGTCGAAGATTCCGTATTGCGCGGCAGTCAATACCGCGCGACTGTGGTCGGTTTTGCGCTCAAGCCGTGAAACCATCTCGTTAAAGTGTCTCAAGAGAATCAGCCGGGCATTGCCCAACATGATGTCTGGGTGCTTCGCTCCGGCATTGCACGGCATGGCTTTGATTTTTGAGTTAAAGGGCAGGGCGATGACCTTTTGCATAAACTCACGCCTCGCCTGCTTCGCTTCGTCTGTCAGGTATTGGGTCAATGCTTTCATGCCGCTTCCTTCCATTGGTTTGCCAGTTCGTCGATTTTGCTTACTCGCAAATCAGCGTGATTTGATTTAGTTGCCCAAATCAGCGCGTCTTTGATTTCTTCGTTCTCGTACTTGTTGCTACTCAATTCGAGAAATTCCGCGCCGTCTAGCAAGCAAGTTCGCCATTCGCCATCATTCTGCGAGTATTCCAGGTCATCACATTCGATAGCGCATTTGCGAAACTCGTAGGCTTCCTTGATGACGTGTTGCATGATTTGCGCGTGGAATAATTTGAAATTCTTCCTGTTGTCATCTTCTCGGCTTTCTTCGATCGCAATTTCTGCGTCTCGCAATTCTTCGCGCCTGTACATTTCGTACATTCCCCAATCGGGGCGGCTTGTTTCGTAATAAGTCATTTCCTTTTCCTTTTGTTGCGGTATCGGTAGAGGAAGGGGCTTGATGTTTCTCCGTGCCGTTGCCCTTGCTTGCCTGTGGTGTTGCTAGGCAGTAAGCCTTGTGCCCTCGTTTTGGCATTGCTCACCCTATCTACCGATAATTTGACCTTGCTTATTTAAGCAACCGTCTCCAGCTGCTTAAATAAGCCCCCTGTTACAGGGGCTGTGTACATTTAGCCGTAGCCGCAGCCGGTGTCGACCCCCCCGCCGTC